AATTCATTAGATCCACAATTTAGAAGTGGATTAGATTCTCCTGAAATATGGAAAAGAAAACATCAAATAGCTTTTGAAGGTGCAAGATTAAATTCAAAAAATAGAGCATTATTAGAAGCTGCACAAATATTAGATAAAGAATATTTATTGCAAGCAGATTTAAATGGTGATGGATTTTACCAAAAAGAATTTATTGGAAAAAAACAAGAAAAAACAAATGTTGAAATTGCATTAAATCAAATTAAAAAAAATATGAAAGAATATATTAATAATCCTGATGTAGATAATCTTGATGGATTTACTACATTAACTAATACAACAAATGAAGAAAGAATAGGGTTACAAGAAAATGCAATTAGTTATGTAGATAATATGCATAATCAAATGACAACAGAACAAAACAATATAAAAAATGCAATTGCTGCTACATATAATAGAAATATAAATGCTATGGAAGCAAGTGCTAATAAACCATATACAACATATACTAATGAAGAATTAACAAGAAGTTTAAATGCTATTGATGCAACAACAGAAGATAGAGAAAGAATTATAACAGCAAATACTAAAAGTAATATTATAGGTGCTTTAAGTAAAATACTTTACACTTCTGATACTGACACAACTCAAATTATGTATAAAAATAAAGATTATAATTTAGGTAAATATAATAAAAGTTGGATAGGAACAATAGGTAGAATAAGAGAATTAATGTTAGCTGAAGGAATACCTGAAAGTGAGATTAATGAAGCTGATATTAAAAATCAAATTATAGAACAACATATTTATGATATGACAGGTAAAACGTCAGATGGATTATCATTAGAATATGATTTTGCTATGATGAATAATGAAGAAGCTATGGAAGGTGATTTTTATAAATTAAAACAATATGCAATAAATATGGGAGTAGTACCTCCAGTATTAACAAGATATATAACAGAAAATTTAAACAATCCTTTAAATTTAGAAAAAGAAGGTAATAGAGATACTCTTGTAGAAATAGCTGGTATGGTAAAATCGTTAAAAGAAGATGTACCTTCGGTTAAAGGTATGTCAATAGAAGGTTTATCTTCTGAAGATGAAATGTTGCTTACTGAATTTTATAAAGATTATAAAAGTTATAGAGAAAATACTTTAGGTGGATCTGGAGAAGGTGGAGGTATTGTTGAAAGTGATTTTATTAAAAATTGGTTTGAATTACATAATGAATACACACAAGATGAATCAGATAAATTATTAACTGTTTTTAATCAAAAATTAGAATTATTAGATGAAGATGTATTAGCTAACCAATTACAATCAAAAATGGAAATGGCAGCTATATCAGTGTTTGGTATAAATATGGGAACAAATGTTGGTACTGGAATACTTAAAGAGCCAGCAGTAAAGCCATTAATAGATATACCTATATTAAGAGAATTTGTAGTAACAGATCAAGAAAAAGAACAATTACAAATGGATTCTATGGTAGAAGAATTATTAGATAGATTGCCTAATTATATGATCTCATATTATAAAACACGAGGTAAACCAATAACAGAAAAAGAATTAAAAATAAGAACTAAAAGAGAAATTGAAAATGACATTAATGAAATTATTAATTTTGCTCTTAGTGATATTAATGCTGAAGGGTATGGGTTTGAATAATATGGCAAAAGAATTAGTACAATTTCCTATTATGCAAACATACAGTAAATATCTTACTGAAGATGAAATAAAAACTGATGCAGTAAAAACTATACAAAATAGATTGTTTGGTATGAGTGAAGAAATAAGAAGAGAAATGAATATTACTGAAGATTTTATGGATCAAAATAATTTATTTGAAATGATTGATGATAAAAGAATAAGATTTACTTATGATAAAAGTTCAGGAATTGATAAACCAGCATATAGAATAAGAATTGATTATGATGGTGATGGAACATTTTATGATTTATCTAATTCTGATGAAGATACATTATATGCTCCATATGATTTTTCAGGAAGCAAACCTGATTATTTACAATTTAGTCCTGATAATTTAAGAAATGATGCATATCGTTCTGAATGGTCAGAAGGTTTTAAAGATAGAAAAAAAACATATGATCAAATAATAGGAACAGGAAACGGTTGGATAACACAAAGCAGAAGGCAACTTGCAGAATTTACAAGATTTACTATGTTTAAATTAAAAAATGATATTCATAATTTAGGTAAAGAAGGAGCAGAAAAAGTAGCAAGTTTAATTCCAGGCCTAGATTATAATTATGATAATTGGGAAGAACAATCTCAAAAAGTTTTAAAAAAAATTAATGAAGGTAATAAATTAGGAATTACATATACTGATGGTGCATATAATTTTATTATTGATAATGAAGAAGGTGGTATATTTAAATTTGAAGCATATGAAAATATAAAAGGTGATATTACTATTGGATATGGATTATCTTTAAATGATAAAGGTGTTATTAATGAACTGGTTAGTAGAGGATATAATATAGAAAAATTAAAAAATAAAACTGAAAAAATTACAAAAGAAGATGGTGATGCTATTACTAGAATAAAAGTAGATGAAGCAAAAAAAATATCTAAACAAAAAATGAAAAATTTAGATGTAGATATAAGTGGAGTTAAAAATAGTCATTTACAAATTGTATTAGCAGATATGCAATATCAAGGATTATTAGGCCCAGCATTTACAGAAGCATTAGCTAATTATATTAAAACAGGTGATAAGTCTTATTTAGGAACATATACTGCATACACAAATGATGGAAGTGCATTAAGAAAAGAAGATTCTAATTACGCAACAAGAAAAGTAACTGTGTTACAAGAATTGTATAATGATGGTTTAGCAGCAAGAGATGATAAAAAATCTGGTATTTTTGTTCGTAATGATAAAAGAGCAAAAATATTATTAGCTTGGGCAAATGGTCAATACACTAATAATGTAGAGGAAAAATAATGCCTGAAATAGGTATTGGTTTTGGTCGTTCCTTTAGAACATACAAAGATATAAAACCAGTTGATAGAACTTCTGCTTTTGAAGATATTTATCAAGCTGGTGTAAATTTTGGTACAGGAGTAGTTGATGAAAATACTTTTACTCTTGGAGCATTATATGCTGCAAAAGCTGTTAGAGGTGATACCTCTATGTATGACTATGATCCTGATTATAATATATTTGCAGATCCTCAATTAGATCAATATCAAGATTACATTGGTAATTTTATGCATAGTAATAATGCAGAACATACTAAAGTTTTAATTAAAAAATTTATAGAAAAACAACAAAAAGTTGGTGGATCTCCAGCTTATATTATTGGAAGAGTAATTGGTGGTTTATTAGATCCTTCTAGTTTGTTTGCTTTTACAAAAGCTGGTAGTTTATTAATGAGTGGTAGTAGATTAAAAAGAGCTGCTGGTTTTGGTGGTATAGTAACTGCTGAAGAATTATCAAAAAGAATGTTGACTGATGAAAGACCAATGCATGAAACAGCTTTGATTAGTGCTGGTGGTTTTATTATACCAGCTATGTTTCCTAGTATTCCTAAAAGTGTAGGTAAAAAATTTGATGATAATGCTAATGCATTAGATAAAACTGATGAAATTATTTTTGATAGTAAATATAGTGTAGGAGCAGCTGCAAGAAAAAATAATGATTTATTAAAAGAAGAAGAAATACAAGCATTAAATAAAATAAAAAAAACTGGATTAGGATTTATAGCAGAAGATTTTCCTATGAATCCAGTAGTTAGAGTATTGCAAAAAGGAATAAGTAATGCTCAAATATTTATAGAAAATGTTTTAGACAATCCATTATATCAAGTTAAAAATGCTAAAGATGGAGTTAGTGTTTCTCAAACAATAGAAAGAAATATAGCTGCTAGATTTACAAGTCTTGTTTTAAAAAATACTACAATTATTGAAGGAGCATATACTGAGTATTTAAAAAGAGTAGGTTTAAAACCACAAGGTTTTTTTGAAAGAACATTAGATATGAAAAGAGGAACTAATAAAGGTAATGCAAAAATTCTTTCTCCAAAACAATTTAGAGAACAAATTACTATGCATAGACTAGGTGATAAAAATGTAGAACCTGAAGTAATTAAAGCGTCAAAAGGATCTGATGATTTTTTTGATACTATTGGTAAAGAATATGAATCATTAGAAATTGTTCCAGCATGGGTAAATACACAAATACAATATTTAGAACTATTAGAAGTAACTGTAAAAAAAGCAGATGTTAAAGCAAACATAGCTGCAAGAATAAGAAGATTAGAAAAAGTAAGAGATGATATTAAAGAAAATGGAATATTAAAAAAAGAAACTTATGTACCTATTATTTACAAAAAAGATGAAATAGTTAGAAGGTTTAAAGATTTTGAATTAATAATGCGTAGATCAATAGAAAGATCTAAATTAAATTTATCAGATGATGAAATAGATAAAGTTATTGAAAGTTTTATAGAGTATCAACCATATATAGCTTTTGAAAATTTAAGCAGACAATTTAAAAGATTATCAAGATATTCTACATTAGATTCTAATCAAAAAGAATTATTAGAAACAGAACTATTAACTAAGATGGATAGAATATCATCTAGATTTAGAGCAAGAAATTTAAATATTGATTATGAAGAATTAGCTGCAGCTGGGTTTATTGAAAAAGATATTAATATAATTAATAGAATGTATTACAATCAAACAATACCAGATATTGAATTAACAAAAAGATTTGGTGATCCTATGGGATATGGATCTAACTATCAAGCTGGTAAACATATTGTAGGTATAAGACAAATAGCTGAAGAATATGATGATATGATTGAAGATAGTTTAAAAGTTGTAAATGGTAAAAAAGTTATGACTGGTAAAACTAAAAAATTAATTAAAGAAAAAGATGAAATATTAGAAGATTTAGATGCTTCAATAGCATTATCTAGAGGTACTTATGGATTACCAGAAGATCCTAATAGAGCTATAAGTAGAGGAATAAGAATAGCTAAATTATATAATGCTATGAGTATGTTGACAGGATTAAGTCAAGTTGTAGATACTGCTAGATTAGTTGCTATTAATGGTGTTGGTAAAACATTTAAATTATCTTGGGAAATGTATTCTAGTGGAATGGCAAAAGAAATATACAAAATGTCAAATAGATCAGCTAATCTTGGTGGTGAAGCATTAGATATGGCAACAAGTCAAAGAGCTATGTCAATGTATGGAATAGATGATGCATTTGGAGTTTTTAATAAATTTGAAAGAGGTGTTAGCTCAGTAGGTAATTTATATTTTACATTTTTAAATTTAAGTAATCCATGGAATACAGGTGTTAAAACAATGGCTGTATATTTTAATGGAGCTAGAATGTTAGAATCAATCGAAAAATTAGTTCTTACTGGAAAATTAGATAAAGTTAATAAAATGAGATTAAGAAATCTTGGTATAACAGATGATCTAGCAAAAAAAATATATACGCAATATACAAAACATGGATATGGTAAAAATGCTAAATCATGGAAATCTGTAGGTGATAATTATAAACATATGAGAGTTGGTAATACAGAAGTATGGGATCAAACAGATGATGGTATAGAAGCAGCAAAAGCATTTCATGCTGCATTAGGTAAACAAGCAAAAATAGATATTGTAACACCTGGCAAAGGTGATGTGCCATTATGGGCAAATACTGAACTAGGTGGGATATTATTACAGTTTAAAAAATTTGGTATAGCTTCTACACAAAGAATGTTGTTTAGAGGTTTGCAAGAAAAAGACGCATTATTTATGCAAAGTATTTTAATGTTAATGGCAGCTGGTGCTATGGTAGATGCATATAGACAAAAAGCATTTAATAGAGATTATTCTAAAAAACCTACTGGTCAAAAACTTGTAGATGCATTTGATAGATCTGGTTTAGGTGGATATTTTTCAGATATTAATAATGCGGTTGAAAGACTTAGTAATAATCAAATAGGATTTAGACCATTATTAGGAGCTAAAAAACCATATGGAACATATAATCAAAGAAAAAATCTTGGGCCTTATGGTATGCCAATAGCTGATGTTCTTGGCCCAACAGCTTCTCAATTAGAAAATATAGCAGATATTGCGTTTAGTTGGGGTACAGGTAAGTACAATCATCACACAGCAAGGAATGTGCGTAGACTTTTACCGTTTCAGAATGTATGGTTTTTAGATTCATTATTTGACGAGGTAGAACAAAAAGGACTAAGATGAGTATAACAATATCGGCAACTGATCCAAGAATACAATATACTGCAAGTAGTGGTCAAACTACATTTGCTGTTCCATTTGAATTTTTTGCTGACGCTGATTTACAAGTAAAAAATACTAATTCTGGTGGAGTAGATACTACTCTTACATTATCTAGTAATCCAACTACTGTAGTACAATACTCAGTAAGTGGTGCTGGAGAAACAGGTGGTGGTAATATTACTTTAGGATCTGGTGCTACTGCTGGTGATAAATATACAATTACTAGAAATTTAACAGTATCAAGAAGTACAGATTTTCCTAGTTCTGGTGTATTCCCAATAGAAACACTTAATACAGAATTAGATAAAATTATTGCTATGATACAGCAAAAAGGAATTGATATTAATTTATCTCCTAGAGCTTCTTCTACTACATCAACAGCGTATGGTTTAACATTCCCAGAGCTGGTCGCAAATAAGTTATTAACTGTAAACAGTGCTGGTAATGCATTAGAATTTTCACAAGAAATAGGTAACTATAGAGGTAACTGGGCAGCAAGTACGGCATATGTTCAAAGAGATCTTATCAAAGATACAACGAATGGTAATATATATATAATTAATACCAATCATACCTCAAGTGGATCGCTACCTATCTCAACTAATGCTAATGCTTCTTATTATGATTTAATAGTAGATGCAGCTAGTGCTACTTCATCAGCAAGTGCGGCAGCAGCTAGTGCTACAGCAGCAGCAAATTCAGCAACAGCTGCGGCAACATCTGAAACAAATGCAGCGACTAGTGAAACTAACGCTGG